GATGTATTTCTTACCCACTCACCTGCAAGCATCGGATGTTCATGTACCGTATATTGAGAACCATTTAGCCCACATTTAATTGCATCATGAAAAATTGGTGTGCAGCGTAAACAATCTCGCTGTCGCTCATTGGTCTTTTCTTTTACATACTCTAATCCAAGAACATAATTCATTACTTCTGCAAACATTAAAATATGAAAAATCTGACCATGTGGCTGACACTGTGTTTTATTATGATATTTAAAAGATGTACTACTTGGAATTGTGAAGATATAATCTGGAATTTCCTTAATCATATCAGTACAATAATTTCTAATCTCATCTGTCTCAAACTTATTTAATAGTCCTTCAAAAACTTTTACCTTGTCCATATTTTCTCCTTTACTTCAATATCTTGGAATCCAAACAATTTTTACATAATTCGTATATCATCCTACCCATATATTCTCTTTCTACAAAATAAATGTGCATGTTATTTCTGCTTTGCCATGTAAGCAATGTTCTAAAAAACGATGTCGGATTCAATTTCGATTTATAGTTCTCTGTAAAAATATCCTCTATGCTGTCATTCTCTATAAGAAGATAATTTTTCTCTATATTAATCATTCGATTAAATTCTTTAAAAATTCTGTCATCATCTTTAGTTGCATTTGCTATGTTACCAGCTAACTCACTTACGGAATTCTTTCGTTCAATACAAAGTTCGTCACTAAAATAGGTGTCGATTGAGAAGCCCAATTCAGGGCAACTCTCAACCATAAGACCATAATCACCTGTTTTCAATGCTCTTGACTTCCATTTGATATTGTTCCTATCAAACCAATCAGTAACATTTTTATTAGTATTCTCACGAGTATCCACTAATACAACCATGTGCAACAGTAATTCTTTATACTTTTTGTCTGTATAATACTGTTTCATTTACATCTCCTAACAAATTTGGTACTCAGAAACCCACCATTCTTGCTCATCTGTTTCTTGCCATTCACCATCAACCTTTTTCATTTTTTGTTTTTTATATTGGTTTGTGACTTTTATAATATCTCCACGTCTGATAGGATTCTGTTTGAATATTTTCTTGCTAATTTTTACTGGAATTGTGTTACCATTTGCCAATGCATACAGCTTCAATCGTGGAGAATAGTCAACATTAAGATCCAATGCCACACAATAACCTGCCAGCTTTTTATCAACAATATCTACATACCCAAGATTTTCTATCTGATAAGCAATCTTTGTTCGCATATCAGTTTTCTCATTTGGAATATTCTGCAAGAGTTTATTAAGTAGTTTTGCACTATCTAATTCCATAAACGTCTTCTGAGTTTCCTTGCCAGAACATTCTCTAAGTACATCAAAATCAAGTCCATACTCTAGTGCCTTATCTTTTTTCATCTGTTTCTTGCCATAATATTTTGAAAACAAATCACTACAAGTAAGTAGATAACGAATGCCACCAAATTCTTCAAAGAAATCGAGTTTAATCAATATTTCAAGTTTTCTGCTATCAACTTTGAGGTCAGAAATTCTTACCAATAAGTCAATAAACGTATTAAATTTCTCATCTTTAATGGAATATAAATCATTTGCAGCATCTTCGTTTAGGAATTTTACAGAAGCAATACCCTTGTAAATACCATCTTTATCACAAGAATATTTTGCAGTAGAATGTCTGAATTTAATGCTATGAATTGTAATACCAAGTTGTTTTGCTAATTCTGTACCAAGCATAATGTCATCTTCATTATTGGCGTTATTTAGATACGCAGTGATAAACTCTTTTGGATAATAATATCTGAGATAAGCACACATATAGCCAATCATTGAGTATCCTGTAGAATGGTTAAAACCAAACTGGTAATTAGAACTATCCTCTATAATCTTCAAAAAGGCTTGTGCTTCTTTTTCTGCAATTTCTCTAGGCTGAGAGGACATATTACAATATCCTTCAAGAATAGATGGTAGCGCAGCTTCAAGACGATCTTTTTGTTTACGTCCAATGGCTCTACGAATATTATCAGCATCACTACCACTCAAACCACAAATATTTGTAAGGAATTTAATTGTGTCCTCCTGGAATATAAGGAATCCATGATTATCTTCCAACAATTTATCAATCAACTCCGATGGATTTTTGTTTGGTTCATGTGCTAATAACCTATCTCTATATGATTCTCCTGAAGGTCTGATTGAAGCGTTTACAAGCGACAAGTCGTTTACGCAATGACATTCAAACTTTTTCATTGAATCATAGGCAAACTTTGATTCAAACTGAAATATGCCTACTGGACTATCTGCAATATGCGCCCAAACCTTTTCATCATTCCAATTGACTGTATGGGATTTCGGATACGGAATATGTGCTAATTCACATGTATCTTTGATAATTTCTATGTTTTTCAGACCAAGCAAATCGTATTTTACGAGGGAGACTTCATGAATTTCTTCCATATTAATACTCAAAATACGTTTACCATCCTTAGACCAAAATGTTCCATAATTATCAGGTAGTGTTACTGGACTTACAATAATACCTGCTGGATGCATCGACTGAGAAATTGCTGTTCCTACAAGACCGTCAAAATAATAGAATAACTTAGGATATTGTTTTTCTTTTAAGTCCTTCAAAGACTTTTCGTTATACTCAAGTTTACTTCTAAGTTCTTCCAAGTCTTTTAAACACTTTTCATTATTTTCATATCCATCAATAGATTCAATTTTCTTAATCTTGTCATTGCAATCAGTAATATCATCTGTAAATAATGAATACTGAGCTTTTACTTGCTTAACATCTCCAAGTGGCATATTCAAAGCTCGTCCAATCTCATCAATAGTACCTTTGTCAGAAATCGTGCCGATAGCCAACACATAAGCTGTTTTATCAGCACCAAACTTTTCAATGATATGCTCATATACTAAATGTCTTTGTGATGGTGCAATATCCAAATCAATATCACCAATCTCTTTTCTATCCTCATTGGCAAATCGAGAGAACACCGTATTCCATACTACAGGGTTTACATCAATAATATCTGTTAAATATGCAATGGTTGAACCACCAACAGAACCTCTACAAAAACCAATTGGTATACCATTATCCCAACACCAACATACCAATTCTGACATGAAAAGCATGAATCCAACCATACCAATCTTCTTAAATACTCGAAGTTCTTCTTTTATATTCTCCTCATATCGTGGATCTGGTTGAATAATTCCTTTATCAAGCTTTTCATGATACATTCTATAGATACGCTCTACAAATACCTCTTCTTCATTGTCATAGAGAATCGGATATTTAAAAGCTGTATCTAATTCGTAATCTGTAACAGAATCAGCCATGCGGTTAGTGTTCTCAATAGCTTCTAACACAACATCCATAGGTAAAGAGCCTTGCTGTCTGAACATATCAACTAATTCATCATACGATTTATATGTAAGGTCAAATTCATCTTCGTTTGAAAACTCAATATGTTTTGCTTTCTGAAGAATACTCCTACATTCAGCCTTGTAACTATCAATACTATGTGTATCTGTTCCTGCTATTAAAGGCTTGTTATATTTTTTTGATGCCTCATAAAGCATTTTGTTATATCGAATCTGATCCATAGACTTAACATGTGGCTGAATTTCATAATAGTCATATGTTTTCATCAGTTTGTCATATACAATCTTTGCATTTTCCAATTCTGATTTTGCTTCTTCTATCTGTAAATCAAATGGATTATTGGATTTTTCAATACATTGTTCTACATATATCTCATAAGATGTATTGTAAATAGCTGCATAATCTTCAATCCACGCTTCTTTTGCAGCTTCTGAATTTAATTCTGCATAAAGTTTGTTAGCTTCTGTTTCTTTATTTTTTTCTAATTCAACTATTTTTTCATCAACCAATTTTCCAATAAAATTAGGATATTTACTCAATGGAGATGCAAGACATGCAGAAATTTTAATAACATTATCAGAGATATTGAAAAATTCATCGAATGTAATTCTTGGCTTATAGTACATATGGTCTGATTGTGTAGACAAGTCAACCAATGTGTTTATTTCTTTTACGCCTTCAAAATTCTTTGCTATAAGAATTGTATGGTAGTTATCTCTTTGTTTTGGTTCAAGTGCTGCCGTCAAATAAACCTCAACACCATGTAGATATTTTAAACCTTTGCTATTTGCATACATCTTCTTCTCAATATTATTGTAAATATTGCCATGCTCTGTAAAACAAATAGCTTTCTGTCCAAGTTCTACTGCCTTGTTTACATATAACTTATAATTTGTACAACTATCTAATAAAGAATCTTCTGTATGTAAATGATATGCTATATAGTTACTGATAATATCACCTCCTACTCATATGAGTCAGTTTCAGGGTTATACTGTCTATTGTCGATTTCATTCTTCTTACTCGTTGGTTGTGGTTTATATTCACATGCATGATTTCTCTGACCGCAAAGATAATGACAATAGTAATAATCTGGATTAGGTCGCCATTCTTTCTCGTTTTCAATCAGTTCAAGAGTATCTTTTGCCCACTGAATAGCCTCATCGTACTCTTCTTGAATCCAAGGCACTTCTATCCACTTTTGATCCTTAAACATGTTCCATTTAAGTTTTGAAACAGAGCCATATTCTTTTATTACAGGGATTGAATATAAATAAAGCTGTCGTTTGAAATCTAAGAAATGCTGTTGGTCAGATTTGCTAATCTTACCATTTTTCAGAATTTTAATACTTGCGGATTTATGGTCAATAATAATAATCTCGCCAGTTTCTTTATCTTTTACAAGTAAATCTATATATCCGATAAAATCCTTGTTATTAATTTTAAATTCTACTTTTTTCTCAACTCCAAGAACTTCATATTTTTCTAAATCAAGGTCAATGTTATCAAGGTAATCAATACCTTTGTCATAATATGACTGCCTAATATTTACGAATTTATTTGGTGGAGCATCGTGAGGAACATCCTTATCGAAGTGTTCCTCATAATACTCATTCAATTCAAACAAGGAAAGTTCGCCTTTTTCATATTTTTCAAGGATTTTATGAATAAGTGAACCATATTCTCCAAAAAAACCATTCTCAGATTTATTACATTCTAAGTAGTGGAGTTTCCATTCGTAAGGGCAATTATAATATGAATTCAGTCTTGAAAACGACCATTGCATCGTTCCAAGTAAAAAATCTAATTCTTCATCCATCATAATAATTTATTCTCCTTATTTGTCTGGAAATGTGTTATCTATGCTTCTATCAACATATGGAAGCCTGTCGGTATATACATTGTCATCCCATGCAAATTTTGCGTCATATTCATCGTAATCTGTATAAAATCTACGTGATGTCAAGTCATACCATAATCCCATCTGGAAGTCTGCCTTGCCAAGTAATCTGTCTTTTATTACAGTTAAAACCACATCGTAGTTATGCCATTTAGATTTCGGATCATTTTTCTCTTTTTTGGAAACTCTTCTAAGACCTATGGATCTCATAGCCAGATTGATAATATTAGAAGTACCAGATATGTCATACATTTCAATATCAGAATTTGTATCTTGTGTTTTTCTCGGATGTGCTATCAAAACAACAGCTACGTTGAATTTAGCAGCAAACTTAATAAGTGCATTTATCAGATTTGTTTGTGCCGTATTTTTGTCACTTTCAGAACAATTCAAGTCAATCATCATAAGATTATCAAGTACAATCAGCTTGCATCCAAACTTTCTAACACATTCTTCAGCAGATTTTAAAACTGAATCTACATCATTTGGCTCATCATCTCTATAGATGAAAAGCTTCTTATTATAATGTGCTTGCATCTTCTTTTGTATTGCTTGTGGAACTATGTAATATTTACGGTTGTCTCGACTTGTCCTTTCAACCATATTTCTTCTGCCAGCGATAATTGTATTAAACCAGTTTGCACTCATTCTTTCTGGCATTTCCTTGCTAAACAAAAATACAGGACTACCATCATCAATAGTCCTTGCTATTGTCTGATCAATAATACTTGTCTTACCACTACCAGGTCTTCCTGATAATACCGTCAATGTTCCATAGAAGATCTTTAACAATTCATCGTCTAATGGTTTAATGCCAGTTTTTACACCATCCATCTGAGAAATATCAAGTTCCTCAATCTCTGAATAATCAACAACACTTTTTACAGGAACATCTTTTGCTTCTGAAATAAGATTCGTAACAAATTCTTTTCCTCCAACTTGTAAACAATCATTGATATCCTTTAGTGGAACTCTCTTACCATTCTCTTTTTCAAAGAATTCAGGTGTTGATATATATTTTGTTCGCCATGTACCAAGACGATAAATACATTCTTTTCTCATTTTAATACCTGGCTCATCGTTGTCAGACCAGATAATAATAGATTCAAAATTGTTTAACCAATCCCAATTTTCTTCAATCCAATGAAGATTGCCAGCTCCAAGAGGAACGCTTACTGTATTGATATATCCTGCCTCAATAGCACTCGCACAATCTGTCTCGCCTTCTGTTATAAGTAACGGCTTTGACGTATTAACTCTATTCATATTGAACAAAAGTGCTGATGTATCAGCATCTTTTTGACACCACGTTTTAGGCTGACCAGAATGTTTTTCAACAGTTCTTGCAGGTCTATACTTAACCATAGTCAAAACATCATTTGTATCATAAAAGTTAAATACACCGTTACCATGTGAATCCTCTCGAATATCCAAATAGTCAATTACATTTTTTGAAATGCCACGCTTTCCCCAATAGTCAACTACATGCTCTTTTTCATTTATTGGTTCTTCATGTGGATATCTATAATTGTGACGAGTTCTTACATCCTTTTCGCCAAAACTGTATTCGATACCAGCTTTCTCGAATAGATACTTGGCAGCTTCTAAGAATGTGTTTCCTTTTTCCATTAAGACATCAATAATATCTACCGTTTTATTACATCCAAAACAATGAAAAGTCTTATTTTTCTTGTTATATATAAAGCTTGCAGTGTCCTCATTATGATAAGGACAACAGGATTTCAGATTTTTGTCATCAAAATTTTCTAATTCAAGTAGTTCTGCCATTAAAAAGGCATTATTATCGCCAAGTTTATCTTTAGCTTTTTCGATGTCAGTTTTTTCGATTAGCAATTACTCACCGCCTATGCTTTAAATTCTTTTTCGTAAAATAGTTTTCTAAGTCCATATAGAATCTGAACAGGTTTTGTTGAATAATATAATTTCGATGATTCAATATTTTTTCTGATGAACTCTATAGGTACTTTGTTTTTAAAAACCATTGTGTTTATTGCTCTACATGCAATAGGGAACTGTGTTTTATCTTCTATACAATCCATATAAGCATCTACACAGTCTTTAATTTCTTGTTTCATACCTGCACAATCCCAATGGTAATGTTTCTTGTTTATTACCACGGACTCAGAGGCTTTAACCTTTTGTCCGTGGTGTAAACAATACTTATATGCGCAGACATATTCTCTTTCTTTTTTATCTGCCATATCTACCTCTTTTAATTAAATGGAAGTTCCTCATCAATGCCATCTGGAATATCCATAAAACTTGTGTCAGTTGGTGCATTTGAATTGGCAGTGTTGTTTGTTGTATTACCATCAGCAGAAGCCTTACTCTCTGCAAACTCAACCTGTTCAACAACAACATCTGTTGTGTATACTTTCTGACCGTCTTTATTTGTATAAGAACCAGTCTGAATACGTCCTTCTACAACAAACTTTGTACCCTTATGACCATACTTCTCGATAAACTCACCAGTTTTACCAAATGCTACACAATTGATAAAATCTGCTGTCTGATCTCCGTCTTTCTTAAATCTACGGTCAACGGCAAGAGAAAATCTTGCCACTGCTGATGCATTGTCGCCCTGTGTGTATCTTACCTCTGGATCTCTTGTGAGTCTTCCCATTAAAATTACTTTATTCATGTATTTTTGTCCTCCTTATAATTACGCCTGCACTGGCTGAATCTCTTTAATCTTTGTTAAACAATCCTTTGCCTTCTGCACATCCTTAATTGCATTTGGGTTTCCGCTAGGCACAAACTCTTTTAATGTTGTCATAAGAGTTTCATTCTTTGTTCCTCCAAGCTGAGTACAAAGAGAAATAATCTCTTTCTTGATTGCTGTAATATCTTCTGTTGGCTCTGTTGCTGCTGTAGATGCTGTGAACTTAGGTCTTGTTGGCTCAATATCAGAAGTGTTTGCCCACTTAATAATCTTCTGACCATGTGCTTCTGTAAGAAGTGTTGCATTGTCATTCTCAAAGATATGAGTGTTATCTTTCTGTGGCTCTGCCATATGTGTTTTCTGGTCTACTGTAAATGTACAAGTGAACTCATACTCAAAGCCATCTCTCTGCTTTGCACCAACGCCAAGCTTCTTAACGCTTGTCTTACCTCTATCATCCTTCTCAATCTCATACTGATCTTTACCTCTCATAGTTGCGATTAAGTGAATAGGACTTGTTGCAAGCTTATTAATGAATGCGTCATGTCTAGGAGTTACCTTACCCCATGCCTGATATGTACCGCCAGCCTTCTGCTGTAATTCAAGACATCCACCCTTACCGTCCCACTCAGGAGAAGTGCTATCCATAAGAAGAATGTCGTATCCTTCATTTACTGCAAAATCAATTGCGTCCGAAAACTGCTCTGGATTGAAAGGCTCTACGAGGTCAATAATGTCATAATCAAACTCGTTAGCGTAATATCTACCTCTTGCTCCCTCTGTATTAGCCATTAAGATTCTGCAAGGTTTTCCTGTAATCTTTTCAAGTTCCTCTTTCATTCCTGTAGCAAGCCTTAATGCTGAATAAGTCTTACCACCGCCTGAAGGTGCCATGAGTGCTACCTTTGTGTAAATTTTTTCTCTTACTGCTTTTTGTACTTTAAATGCCATTCTAAAGTATCCTCCTTATAATAAAATTTAATAAATAACTTATATATAAACGCCCATCAGGACGGAATACAGAAAATAAATTTATGTAAAAATCTATCTTCAACAGTGATTTTTGAGCGCAAAAGCCCAAGGGTATGCTGTTCTTCCACCTGTACAAATGCTTTCCGCATTTATTTATTCTCTTGTTTGTCACGGATTTTATATATTATTCGTGACATTTTGTTTTTGAAAATTTTGAACTGATTTGTTCAATGAAAATGCTTATTGAATTTACTGTTTATGTAATCTTCTACAAAGACTATCGTATGAATTACTAATTGAATTTCCCATAGTAAGCAATCTTGAAATATAATATCTGACGGTTTTGCAAATCTAAATCCATCTCCATATTTTGAAGCATGTTCCATTGTTCCGTCTCTACAATGAATAATAATAGTAATAATTGCTCCAATTATATGAATACTCATTAAAACTACTAACATGTTCACCTCCTCAAAATCCGAATGAAACAGTGATTTACAATCAACTTTCTGTTTTTCTATGATAATAATTTTCTATGATAATAAACCACATCTCTTATATGTGTATTCTTAGATACAGACCAAGAGCTGATTCCATCTAATATAATGAGAAATTCATTATGTGTTAGCTTGCATAATAATCTTGTAATCTTTACAATAATTTTCTTACTCATATGTTTTTCTTTCACTTACTTATTCTCTGTTTTACTCTTATTATCCAACTCTTTTAATGTCTCCGTTATTTTCAAAACTTCTTCATTAATACATTCATTCAATTCCTTTTGATATTGCTCAATACTTTTCTTATATTTTTTCAATAGCATTGAAATTACCAGATTTACCTCATCTTCTGTTAGTATGTTTTCCGTATTGGAGTGTTTTGAATGAATAAATAATTTTGCTGATGAATCAGTATCATTGTTATAAGATTTAATGTTATCAATAACAATTTTTGCATTACTGCTTATTGAATCAATATTACTAATAAAACAACGGCAAGCGTTATATGTTTGATTATCCATATCCACCTCTTACTTATTCTCTATTCGATTTTCTTTTTATTGGAAATTGTGACTCGAATGAGTCATAGATTATAGAACAATTCTATATGCAAGTTTCTTAGTAATAAAACCTGATCGGTGTAAGACCATACAAGATAAATGAATGTCATCATATATCAAATCTGTCATTGTGCAATTCGATAAGATACTGTAACCACGCATAGTCTTTGACTTGAAATAAACGGCTTCGCCATTATATTTTTCAAATGCTTTGCAATATGTATCCCAATCTTCAACTTCAACAATTCGTGACTGATGATCTCTTATGGTGTCATCTTTGTCAATGCTTAAATTTGTCTCAATTACTTGAATCACATTCTCACCTCTCTAACTATATATTCTCTGTTTTAATCATAATACACATAATTACAGCTATTGGATTCAATATTTTCTAAGTCAATAATCATTTCGCCATCTTCATGACATCTATCAATTTCAATATTAGAAATTTTAATAGAAGTGTCTGTCATTTCTATAATATTTCCTATGTAGTGATCGTGATGATTTGTCACTTTATTGAATAACGTAAATGCAA